CTGTCAGCGTCATGTTAGCAGGGCTAGCAGCACCTTCATAGACAAGGATAGAGTTGCGTCCAAAGATGATTAGAAAGCCGTTATGAGCCGCTAGAGCAGTAATAGTGTCGTAGCCTGTAGGCCAGACGTTAGTTAAGTCTATGCTGCCTGTAGAGCCTCCTGTCCAGTGTGTTCCGTTTAGTAAGTCAGACCAGTAAATTGTAGACTTATCATCTACAAAGTCTGCTACCCAAAGACGACCAAACGCTGCTAAGCAAACGTGACCTTCTGGAGGCGTGCCTGTAGCGTGTGAATGGGTTGACATAGGGTCTATAAAGCCGTCATGTGCGGCATGCACCAAAGGCTCGTGTCCACGTTGGAAGAAGTACATATGGTCATTGAAGTTAACCATCTTCCAGTTGTTATCTGTAATAGTGTAGCCTGCAGGAGTCTCATCTACCATTGTGGTAGTGCCTGAAAATATCTTGTTGTTGCCTGCAGAGAAGAATGTAACGTCTCCGTCTTCTGCAACAAACTCACCCATAGACTCAACGCCGTCAGACGAGCCTAACAAGTCATTGCCGTTCAGTATGCTGTAGCCTTTACGCGCAGCTATTCTGCCTTCTTTGTCGATGACGCAGTTATCCGCTACAGCAGCAAAGGTAGGCTCTTGCGACAACGGTGCATCTTGCGTGTTGACGCCTGCAAATCCTGGTGCAGTAATAGTAATGCTTTGTAGTTGTTGAGCCATTTAAGTTCCTTAGACAGCGACGTATGTAGTGTCTTCACCGTACTTGTTAGCGTCAAACGCAACAGCGTCAGATAACACAGTGTCAGCAATAGCAAACTGTTCTGTTGCAGACTGACCACCTGTCTCGCCTCTCTCACGTAACGCCATAGCCAATGCAAGCTGCAACACAGGATTGTGTGGCACTTTAAGGCGTGTAGCGTCAGCTGTTAAGTCAGCTTGTCGTACAAACGAGTCAAAGTACAGCTCGTAAATGCCATCAGGCTGTGGATACACTTGTACAGTAATGTCTCCATTGCTGTCAGCGCCATTAAAGGCAAACTCAAAAGGCGCACCAGAGGCAGGTTCGCCAATCTTGTAGTAGGTGTTCATGTATGTTCTGTTACGGCTACGCAGACGTATCTTATTCGTAACGTTCATTGCTTCTCTGACTTCAACGTCCTGTCCAGAGCCTGTAAGAGCGTATGTAGACGTTCCGTTAACTGTGTCAAACTCAATAGCTGTACGCAACGCTGACCAACTATGTGCGTCTTCTACGATCTGCTTAGCATCGTTGACGAAGTCGCCAATCAAGGCTGAGTAGCTTGTTTCTGCTACAGTGTCTACTTCGTTCTCTCGTAAACGACGTAGCACGCTGTTGACTAACTGCAAGTATGTCATGTTAGTTTCCTATGTATGTAAAGACAGCGCTTATACCTGCGACAAGAACTACCCAGATCAGTCGCTCCATTGTTCTTGCGCTAGCCATGCTTTCAGCCAAAGCGTCCATCTTATTCTCTATAGCGTCCACTTTAGACTCTATATGAGATTGCCGATTAAACACAGTGACAAGCCTTTCTTCAACACGCGCCAATGACACGATAGCTTCTTGGAGTGTATCGATCTTTTTCTCAACTCTGCTTAATCGGTCTTCCATCAAACTATCACTCCTACTACTGCCATAACACAAGCAAAAAGAATTGTTCCAATAAACGCAAATCCAATACCGTCAATGATTAAGCGTTTTCGTGCAGCTCTAGCTCTTGCTGCGTCTAGTCTTTGCTTACGGATTGTTGCTCTAGTTCTGAGCATTTCAACGTAAACATCTTGCCCAACAGTATAGATGATAATCTCTCGAAGCTGACGCTCCATCTGTTGAGTCTTCTGTTTTGCCATTGTTATCTGTAGTGCTGCATTCTCTACAGACCCTTTCGCAAATAACTTAGACATCGCTGAGGCATTCTCAATACCTGCCTCTGCTTCTAGTATTTTATCCTTCGCGTCAAAGAAAGCACCAAACTTATGTGCTAGGTCTTGAATCTCGTGACCCTTGTTAACAGCTTGGTTGATGTAGTTAAACGCCTTCCCTGCCGCAGATACTGCCGCTATGATTTCTATCACTCATATACCCTCACTAATTCTTTGTTTGCTACTCGTGGCAAACAATATGCCGCAAGGGTTATACGTCTTGGTGCTGCGTTCATGGTGCGCTCTACCTTGCCAGTGACTATTGCGTTAGCAAAATAGTTACACCTATGGATGTTGTAGAAGTACATATCAGATGACTCTACCTGTCCATTGACCAATACCATGAGCAAGAACAAATGTGTCATTGATGGTCTTCTTTGTAATACTTCAGATCGGTTTGCAGTATCAAGACTTCTTTCTGCAATGCTATGACTTCTTCTTCTAGCTTTCGTATATCAGGAAAGACGTAGTTGTTCTGATTGCCCCTGAGACTTCGAGTCTCTTGAGCGTTGACATCTATCCTTTCACTGATACTGGCGTAGCCCCAAGTAGCAACCGCTACGATAGAGATGATCTGTAATAACCAAACTATACTGATCGTAATCTCTGATCTGTCATTTAACTTGGGGGTTGCCATTGTTGCTGTTAGTCAGAAACAACTTCAACAGTCTCTAAAGACTCAGTAAGCATCTTCAAGAAAGAATCTTTCCCCACTTGCAATTGCTGAAGTTGGAAGTTCATGTTGCTAATCTTCCTGTCCAGATCGAGACAGTGATTAGTCATAGCAATCTGCTCTTCAGTAAATGTAGCTGTGTCGTGTTCAACGCCGTC